AAACTTGCACAGATATATCCTGAGTTTGCAGAACAAATTTTAAAACAAGATGATGATGACGAAACAGGTCAAGAGTATCAAGATTATGCTACACCATTTATGTCATACGATACTAACCGTGAACAACAATGGGAAGATAATACATCCCAAGGTGTTCGTGTTGTTGAGTATTATGACCAAGGTGGTACATACATAATATTCCCAGAACGTAGATTAATTTTAGATTTTATTCCTAACGTACTATCAACTCCACCATTTGTGTTTGTTAAGAGAGTATCTTTTGACATGCTTAAAGGTCAATATGACCATGTAATTGGATTAATGGCAATGATGGCAAAAATTAATATCATGTCAGCAATTGCTATGGAAGATTCTGTATTTACAGAAACTAACATATCAGGAGAGATAGAATCAGGACAATATAGAAAAGGTAGATTTGCTGTTAACTATCTAGCTCCTGGTACACAAGTTTCTAAACCACAGAACAATATGCCATATCAATTGTTTCAACAAATCGATAGGTTAGAAAGACAGCTTCGTTTAGTAGGTGGTTACCCAGTTACTGATGATGCACAGTCACCTAACAGTTTTGTTACTGGTGCTGGTTTGCAAGAACTTAACGGTGCAATGTCATTAATGATTAACGAGTACAGAGAAATCATTAAACATGGTTTAGTTGAAATGGATGCTAAACGTTTAGAGATGGATACAGTGTTATCTTACTCACAAGCTATAGGTAGAAAACCTATGGCAGGTTATTTAAACGGTACTGCATTTTCTGAAACTTATACACCAGTACAAGATATTGGTGGAGATTATAGAACTAGACGTGTCTATGGTGTTATGGCTGGTTTTGATGAACCACAAAAAATTGTTACAGGTTTACAATTGTTACAAGCTGGTGTTATTGATGTTGAAACATTACAAGATAACATTGATGGCTTAGAAAATATACAAAAAGTACAAGAACGTATTAGGAAAAATAAAGCAGAAAATGTTTTGTTTGATGCATTGTTACAAAGGTCTGCCCAAGGTGATGCACAAGCTACTATGGCTGCTATAGCTGTTTATGAAAATCCAGCAGCAATATTGGAAATATTCAGACAGTTCTATACACCAGAAGAGCCACAGATGACACCTGAGCAAATGGCTATGATGCAACAACAAATGATGCAACAACAAATGGGTGGTCAGCCACCAAGTATTGCAGCTGCTTTCGGTTTATAAAATGGAAGAGTTTTATGAAGGTGAGTTTTGGGAAATGGTGTACCAAGAATATGGTGTTGTTGACGAATTGGATATATTATCTGAAAACATTCTTGAAATCATACAACCACAACCTGGCTTATTGATATTAATTACAAAGGAATTTTATAATGGCAAAGAATCGTAGAGGCGGAGAAAGAACACCAAAGAAACCAGCATTTGTTAAAGCTCCAGGTCCTGGTGCAAAAGCAGGTCAAAATAGAACAGATGGTGGTCCAGCTGATAAACAAGCTATTCGTAGATTACCTAATGCTGCTTATGGTGAAAATAAAGCATTTGTAAATGGACAAAAAAATGTAGGTGGATTACCTATGGCTACACCATCTCCACAACAAATAGTTAAATCTGCACAAAAACCACAAGTATTTGGTCCAACAGAGTTACCTAATCAAGTTCCTACTGCTGGTAGTGCTACAGGTGCAGGACCAGGTATAGATAGAATTGCATTAGCTGCAGATGATATGGATATATTTTTAGACGTACTTAATGAACGCGACCCAGAAAATATTTTAATTAAACAATTAATAAATACACGTAACAAAGAAATAAATAGGTAATGTTTTATAACCCATTAGACGTAAATAACTTCGGTTATCAAACCCAGCGTGAAAAAGCACGTTACAAACAAATGAATGATTATCTTGATGCTAATCCTAATGTAGCAGAGAGAATGGTTGCATTAACAGAACGTTATGCAGTATTACCTCCACAAATATTAAAACCTATAGCAGAAACAGATATTCCTGTAGATGCAAAAGCAATACAAGAACTAAGTGATATTTTTACAAAAGAACGTGCAGTACAAGCTGCTAATGATTGGGCAGAAGTATCTAAAGATTATAAATCAAAAGGATACAATGATGATATGACCATGAACATGCTAAATGTTTTTGGTGCAGGTTATTTAGTAGATAATGGATTATGGATAGCACGTAAAGCATTAGAAGCATTAACACCAATTGATATTGATGAAAGTGCTGGAGAATGGGATATACCTGGTTTTGGTAGATTAGATTTAACACCTGAAGAATTTACAGGACCAATTAAGTTAGCAAAACAATTAAGTTTGTGGACAATAGCATCATTTGATGCAATATCTGAGTTGTATGCTAAATATACACCTAGTTACAAAACATCAATACAAAGACCTTATGTTGATAGAAAAACAGGTGAGTTAGTTACACCAGAAGCTTACGAAAAATTAAGCATACCTGAAAAAATGTTAATGTCTGTTCCTGGTGCTAATTTATTGTTACCAGAAAACAAAGCATTGTTTCAAGGTCGTACATGGGCATATGCACAACAGTTAAATGCTATGGATGAATATTTACAAGCTGGTTATACACAAGAAGAAGCACAAGAATTTATACCTATAAAATTTAATACAACTGAAGTAAAAGGTTTAGGTAAAGCTGGTAGCTGGTTAGAAGAAACTAAAAAATGGATAGAGTTTGCTTCTGAAGCTAAAGATAAAGGTGGTAGTCCATATTTATTTGAAATGCTTAACCAAGTACGTTCTGGTCAACCTGTTAACTACAATAGAGAAAATATTATTAATGTAGAAAGTTTAATGTCTAAAGATAATCAAGGTAATTGGAAACCAGAGATATTAGAACTTGTACAACGTGGTTGGACTGAAGAAGATGCAGAAAAAATATATTATGCAAATACAGGTACTCCAATTAAAAAACCAGATGTTAATGGTGAAATAAATTGGACATCTATACAAAGGCCACAACAAATAGAAGCTTTTGCTGGTAGAAAATTTATATACAATCCAGAGCTTGCACAAGAATATGCTGAAAAACAACAACGTAATCTTAATGAAACATTAGGTATTGAGATACCATACTCACCTGGTAGATACCAAGCATCATTACAATTTGATGTTGGTTCAGATGAATACAAAAAACTATCTGGTTGGATTGATGGTTACGAAAGAATACTACCTGAGTTAGTTGGTGGCAGTGCAATTAAATTTCTTAAAAAAGCAAGCAAACTTACTAAAACTATTAATAGATTAAATAGATTTGATGATACTGAGCTATACAGTCCAATTAAACGTAAAGAAATAATTGATGAATATATTACAACAAATAAAGCTAATCCATTAAATGGTGAAGCTATAGATAACGTTGATGAGTTTTTACAAGGATTTGATTATTCTGTTAGTAATAAAAGTTTAGTACCTGAAGTTGCTGAAACATTACAAAATGTTAGAAAACAAACACAAAAGCTTAAAAAAGAATGGGGTTTATTTGGTGGTCGTGCAACAGGTATGTTTGATACTACTACTGAAAAAGTTGTAAATAAATTAACAGATACAGGTATATTACAAAAATTTGTTGATAATAAAAGTTTATGGGAACTAAATCAAAATAGTTGGACAAAACAATTTCCTGAAAAAGTACAAGAACTTATGGTTGAAATTGATGATTTGTCTGATATGCAAGGTTTGTTTACAAAAATTTATAGTGACCAAGGTGTAAAACTATCAGGCATGAATGACTTGTTTAAGTTAGATACATTACCTAAAGGTCAATCTACAATACTTAGCAACACGCTAGAAGCTCTTACAGGCAAGCCTGTTACTGTTCCTTCACTAGGTAGCATGGCTGGTAGAGTTGCTAATCAAACACTAAATGCAATAGATAGTATTGCTAATATTCCAAGACAGTTTAATTCAGGTGGAGTAAAAATGCTTAAACCTAAAATACTTGATGGTAAACGTGTACTTAACAAAGAAGAATTTTATAGATGGCAAAGAACTGGTGATAATAATTTAGGTAGAAACTTAGGTTTTTATTCTGAATTTACACAAGGTATGTCACCACAATGGCGTAAACTGTTTGGTGTACAACCTACATCATCATTAAGTTATTACAGTAGAGAAAAAGCTTGGAAAACATTAATTAATCATTTAACTACTACTGGTTACAGTGCTTCTAAAGCAGACATAATATTAAAAGATTTTGCAAAAATAGATAAATGGACTGTACAAAATGTAAATGATTTTGCTAAAAGATTACAAGATGCAGATATATCTTTAATTTCAGAACGTGCTGGTAAACAACGTGCTGGTATTTTACAAAGAAGATTAGATGCTTTATTTAGAGATGAAACACAAGTTAAAGGTTATATGGCTGACCCACAAGGTAGATTGATAAAAACAGAGTATAGTCCTAAAGTTACTAATCCAGATACAGGTGAAACATATTTTGTATCATCTCCAACATTGTTATCAGAAGCAGCTGACCAAGGTGCGCCATTAACTAACAATAGATTAATGAATAGATTAATGGGTAGATACTTTACTGAAATAGAACCATTAATTGATGGACAAAGTTTTTTACGTGCAGCAAAAGATAATATGGTAAAACTTATTAAAGAAGAAGGATTTTTTGCTGGACTTAAAATACCTACAACTAAAATTGAAAATGATATATTTACACAAACTTTAGATTTTTGGACTAATAGTTACTTTAAACCTAAAGCTATAGCTAAACCTGCTCTTACACAAAGAGTTATGTTAGAAGAACAGTTAGCATTTCTTATACATCCTGATTTAACAAGTTTATTTGACCATCCATTAAAAACATTGCAATGGACATACTCTTATGGTCAATTACCTAAACGTTCACCGTTAAAGAAAATTATGGAAACAATTATTGATTCTGGTGAAGATATTAACGATATTACATTAAGTACTATATATCACGATGCATTAGGTGCTAACTTTAGTAGACAAGGATTTAATACTAAATATATAAATAAAAAAGAAATTAATTATGTTCCTGTATCTGCTGATAATCCAAAAGCATTAGAAGGATATATATTTCAATATCATAAATTAAGAAATGATAAGTTTGCTAAAAAAATTGTAGAGCTTGGTTGGGGTTCACCAGAGTTAACTAAATGGTTAGATACTGATGAAGCTGCTAAGTATGTTGATGAATACATTGCTACATTTGGTGATAAGTTTAATTATTTAAGAAACAAAGATGGTTTAATTAGTCATCTTAATCAAGTAGAAGCAAGTATAAGAATGCGTACAGGTATGTATCTTCAAGAAGGTGTACATTATGGTATTTATGATTCAGGACCTAAAAAAGGTGCATATTGGTTTGATAACTCTATTGATGATTTAGGTGACCAAGCATTACGTCAAGGTATATTAACAGGCAAGGTAGATACTGTTATTGATGGTAAAAAAATTAGTTTTGATTTAGCACCAGATATTGATAGTCCTTTTGTAAATTATACTAAAAAACAAATAGCTCAAATGAGAGATGGTTTTGCAGAAATTGTTAAACAAGATAGTTTTGATGCTGGAAAAGTATTAATAAAAGATACACCTACTGATAAATCATTTTTAGCACAAGCAGATGAAAAATTAGATTATATATTAGATAGTGTCTTTACAACATTGTTATCTGAACCATTAGCTAGATTACACCGTTCACCTAAGTTTAAAGAGTTTAGATGGTTGTATTTAACAAGTAACTTTGAACAATTTAGTAAAAAACTGCAAAAAGAATTTATAGCTGAAGCTGTAGCTGCTGCAATTCCTAAAGATGTTATTAATGAATTAAAAGGTATATCAGCTATGAAATCAGGAAAAATAGATAACTATCAAACTGTTAGCGATATTGCATCTAGTTATGCTTTACAAAACATTAAAAGTTTATTATACGATACAAAAACAAGACATAGAATTTCTGAAATATCTAGAAACTTATTGCCATTCCCTGAAGTATTTTTTGAAATGGGAAGAAGATGGTCTAAGTTAATGGTACAAAATCCATACTTTATTAGACAAGGTGCAGTTGCATACAAAGGTGCAAAAGCAGCAGGTAATGTTTATGCATATGAAGGACAAGGTAGATTTGTTCAAGACCCTGATACAGGTGAAGATATGTTTATTATGCCGTTTAATGGAAAAATGAATAACTTGTTATTTGGTCAAGATAGCAACTTTAAAATGATTGCTAAAGGTTTTGCATCAGGTGTAAACATGATTAGCTCACAAGGTTTTCCATCAATGACACCACTTGCTTCATATAACACTAAATTATTGTTTGACAAAGTAGGAGTTAAACAAGAAATAGCAGATGAGTTTTTTGGTGCATTTCCACCACCAGATAATTTTGTTGAAGCTATTGCTGGAGGTCCAATACCATTCTTAGACAAAATGAGAGCTAGTTTAGGTGGTACTAAAGGTGGTATAGATTTAGTTAGAGAAGCATTGTCAGAAACATATGTAGACCCAGATAATAACTTTGAACGCTGGGAAATGGATTCAAGAGTAGAGCATATGCGTGCTGAGTCAACTATTGATGTTTGGGATGCTATTAAAGGTAGTCATGATGAAGAACGTTTACTTAATCGTGGTGAATTAGATAAGTATATATATGCAGTTTATCCTGAATGGGATGGTGTACGTACTATGGTTGATTTAGAATCATTAACTAATGCGTATTTAGATAACAA